CAGGAAAGTTGAGGTTGGGGAAGATGTTCAGCAAGTTGTTGATCGGGGAGCCCACGCCGATACGCTCGATAAACACTCCAGGTCCACTGAATGACAGCCCGCTGGTGCTGCCATTCAGATTGGAAAAACCGCCCTGGCCCTCCGCGAACCAGAACGCGTTGGTGGCGAACGGACAGGTATAGCCGACGATCGCGTCAATGTCGCCCTGCACGACCTGCGTGCCGGCCGGCGCACCGCTGACCGCTCCGGCGTTGCCACCGGTCCCGATACCGTAATAAAAGCCGCACTTCGTCGGGTAGCCGGCGGTCAGCGCCGCGGCTGCCTTGGTCGCGAGATCGGCCGCGTGTGCCACCGGAGCGATGAGCAGCGCGGCAATGAGTAAGAGCTTCTTCATGGGATGTCCCCTGGTTGATGAAGCCCGCAGGCTACGCGCTGCCGCTCAGGCTGGCTGTGCCTTTGTGGCAACATCCTGCAACTTATTGGCCGCGTTGATGGCTGCCACCGGCATCGTGGCCTCAACCTTGGCGACCGCTGCCGCGGCACTGCCCGACTGAACGTGCACGACGCCAAGGTTGGAATAGATCGACACTGCCCACGGGATAAGCAGGGGTGCCAACCCCGTCGCGATGGCAGTGATGGCCCCCGCATCGGTGGGCGTCAGCCAGCCTTTGCCACCAGCGTAAGCAAGCGCAGCGACGAACGCGATACGCAATTGACCCATGACAAAATCGTAGGTGAAAGTCGGTGCTCCGTTCATGTCCAGCTCCTAGTTGTAAATGCCCCCGAAGATGACGCCGCCGGCAGTGTTGCCAGGGAAGTAATTAGCTCCTCCCCCGCCTGTCTCCATGTCGGAATTGTTCTCAATCGCATACCGCTGCCCCGTGGCTGACCCGCTATAGGTCATACTTGCAAAGTTTCCGACAGCTACCGAGTACATCAGGACTGTGTTGACGAATGTCGGAGTCCCGGTGACGGTCGCGGTGGCTGTAACAGCATTCTCGATATAGCCTCCATTATGCATATAAATGTGTCGTGCCCCGCCGCCACTTATCGTCCAAGCAGTTGCGGTGTTATAGAGCGCACCATGATTGAGCTCGATCTGCGCTGCCCCGCTTCCGATCGGACTTCCAGGGCCTGTCGTTGCGCTGACGGCGCCGAAATCAACCGGACCTACGATGTCGAGCTGCGCACCGCCACTGACATAGATATCATCTCCGCCAGTGGCCGAGTTCGTCATCCGGAAACCAGCGATCTGATAACGCACACCGTTATAAGTCGACTGAAATGCCGCAGCGGAATTTACGGAAACGAGGCAATTGCTCGCTGTCGTTGTATCGCCGACGAACTTGACGAGCCCGCTGCCCGTGAACGGTGTCAGAACCTGGAGCCCGGTCGTATAGAGCGCCGTTCCGCCGCCGCCGGCACAACCAGCCTGAACGGTTACTATATTCAGCAGCGGCCCGGTGTCGACGTTCTGAGAGATGTAGTTCGCTGCACCTTGCAGCGTCATGAAGGCCGCAGTCGCGGTCTGCGCTAATCCAGTGCCCGTCAGATCATTGCCTGCCTGCTCGGTGAATGTGCCCGATCCAGCGCTTGACGTATTGATCGCTGCGCCGCCGCAGGTCGCGCCAACCTCATATGTGTTGGTCGCAAGACCTGCCGCGAGCACGCAATAGATTGTCCCAGCTGTAAGTCCAGTTGGGAGTGAAGTCGTCGAGTTGAAGGTGACAAGCTGTCCTGCCAGATAGCCGTGCGCCGTATGCGTGACGATGCCTGGAGAAGCATTGCTGATGGTGACGGCTACCGGAACGGTGCGAACGAAGTAGGTAATATTGGTCGTCAAAAGGTTGCGGCAGCTCTGAACCCCTATCTTCGCTGCCGCCGTTTCATCCAGGCACTGATTTGGCCCCGGGGTACCGTTGCTGACGGACGTGGCTCCGCCAGCATCGACCGCGATGGTGGCTGCGCCGATCGCCGTTATCACGCCTGCGCCGCTGACCGTAATCGTCGTGCCGTCAGGCCGCACGCAGCCGATCGCGATCGCTGTCGCCGTGAAACACTGCGCCGAGATGAACGCGCCTGAGATGTCCGTGAACGCGGGCTGCGTGCAGGTGATCCCGGTGACGGACGGCAGGCCTGAGACCCAGTTGTGCGACGCGCAGGGCACCGACGACAGCCCGTTGGTGTCGTAGTAGGAGTTGATGATCTCGGTGACCTGGCTGCGCAGGATCGCCGGCGTGATCAGGCCGGTCGTGTTGTCGGGCCAGTTGGTCGTGATGTCGGCAAGGAGCTGAGTCTTTGTGCACGGGGTCGTGCAAGCTTTCGCCGGCTCCGGCTGTACGAACCATGTGAGCGCGAGCGCCATGAAGGCAAGCGCCCAACCGATCTGCTTGGTGTTGCGCAGCGTGTCGAAGTTCCGCCCCCACCGCCGCCGGTCGCGGCCGACAGTGTGCACCGCGCCCTCGCGGTCCTCGACGTTCTTCAGATAAGCCGCAAGCTTCGCTTTCCAACTGGTTGGCACGCGCTCGATATCCTCGCTGGTGAATTTCTCGTAGCGTTCATCGCCGGTGATCGCCATCAATCTGCCCGCAACAGATGTCACCAGGATGTCGGTGTTCGCGAACCATGGCACGACGGCGCTGGTCTCGGGCGTCACGATGTCGGGCATCTGCCGCCAATAGCGCATGATGCAGGGGTAGGAGCCGTTGGCCGGTGGCCAGACGAACAGCTGCCCTGGCTGCCCCGCGGTCACAGGCGCGAGGTCGGTCGCGTAGTAATATGGGAAACTGGTGAAGCCCGGCGTCTGCACCATCCAATCGTACTCGGCCTTCGTGACTTGGATGAGCGGGTAGGGCTGACCGTTGATGGTGTAGAAGAAATCATCCTTGCCGTCGGATACCCGCGCGCGCAGATAGTCCGTCGGCAGGGTGTAGGGGCCGGAGCCCTGGCCGGTCACCGAGTTGAACGAGAACACGTAGGTGCCTTGAGCTGCTTCCAGATCGTAGTCCTGGCAGAGGTCCTGCAGCGTCGCGTTCAGGAACTGCCCACCCTGCGAGGTGAACCCCGGACATTTCGCGATCTGAGTCGCCAGCGCTACGATCTGTTGAGCCTGCAGCTGCGCCATGTCACTCCTCGCTGATGACGATCCCTCGAGCCTTGGCGATCTCGGACCTCAGGCGCGCACACTCCTCCTCGGCGCGCTCGATGTTGGCCTTGGACTGCAGCTTGGCCTGAAGGTCTTTCTCCTCGAGCTTGAACGCGCCCTTCTTGCCCCGGCTCTCCCAGGCTGCCTGCGCGCGCTCCTCGATCCGGCCGTAGTCGATCTTGGCATACTTCAGCGTCCGCTCGCGCGTCTCCAGCTCGGCGGTCCAGCTCTCGACCTGCAGCACGGCCTCCTGCCGGTCGACCACGCGGCGCAGCTTGTCGACGACAGAGTTGTACTGCTCCAGCGGATCGTCGCGACCCATGTAGGTCTGCACCACGATCGACCGGTTGGTGCTGAGCTGCGTGGTGATGGTGATGGCACACGCGGCGCCCTTCTCGTCCGGATCGGTGAACGACTTTTCCGGATCGACAGTCTTGAGATGGTCCAGCATCTACGACTCCAGTGTGACGATCCCGTTTGCCCCACGGGTCGGGGAATGCTGATGCTGCGGCCCGATGCGCACGCCGCGCGGCTGCCGATAAGCGTTGAACCGGCTGCGGCCGTCGATCTCGTCCTGGTGCGCCCAGGAGCGCTGCATCTGCTCGTACATCACGGCAGCCTGCGAGGTCGGCACGTTGTAGGTGTAGCCGTCGAAATACTGGTTGTGATCGATCATCAGGTGCGGCAGGTAGGGTGCCAACGTGATCGTCACCTGCACCTCGCGCTCGGCCGGGATGTTCTTGCGCCGCAGCTTCTCCAGCTCCTCCGCGAAGTAGGCATCGCGCGCGTCCTGCTTCATCTCGTCGAGGATCGACGCCTGCGCCTCCTTGCGGATCGCAGCGACATCGTCTTCGGACAGCAGCGCCTTGTCGACGGGCATCTTGCGCGGGGGAGTCGTCTTCTTGGTTGCCATGATCAGGATCCTACTTTGGTCCACGCGGCATGCGCGATCGAGTTCGCTGATACCAAGATCGGCCAGCCTTGGCTATCGACACCGACGTAGTCGCCTGTCAGCACCTTCAGAAACCCCCGGTTCGGGATATAGAGCGTGCCCGATGCGGACCATGCTCCAGCCCAGATCGGGTGCAGGTTGTTGAGATCATCCTTGATCGCACTCGCAATCGCAGCGATGTCCGCCGCAGTCTGCGCAGCGGTGAGACCGCTCCCGACGGGGAACGCCTTTGACGTCAGCGAATTGGTCGCCGTAGTGCCCAGAGTCCCCGTCGCCATTTAACCGCCTCCGGTCGCGAACGCCTGGATGCGCGCCAGCGTCGCCGCAGCGTTCATCTGCGCGCTCAGGTCGGTCGACATCGCCGCGAGCAGGTTGGTGATGTCGGTCGACGTGAACGTGTTCGAGTTGTAGCCGCCGATCTGGTTCGAGAACTCGATCGACTGCGCGCCGCCGGCCGGCGTGTTGGGAAGGGTGGGAGCGAGGCCCCCACCCATGACGCCGAGGCCGGGACCGACCCAGTAAATAGTGGCTTGCACCGCGAGCCTATAAGCCATCGTATCGCTCCTATTAGCCGAAGGTGGTGCTGAAGGCCGAGGTTCCTTCAATGCGCATCATGAACTGCGCATTTTGGATCAGGGTTCCATAAAAATTTTTCCAACCAACTATTCGAAGCTGGTTGAGGACGTCGCTCTTGTCCGCCTCCTTCAGGTAGGTGAACTTGGCGTTGTCGAGCACGACCTGCGCATAGGCGCCGCGGCCGAAGATGAAGGTCGGATAGACCGTGATGCCGGTGTTCGGAGCCGCGGGCGGCACCTGCGAGGCACCGAGCGCAGTGATCGTCACCAGCGTGTTGGCCGGCAGCTGCACCGCCTGGCCCTGCAGCGGACCGGTGGTCGGTCCCTGGGCGCAGACGCCGAGGTTGAACGGCGTGTTGCTGGTGCCGATGTAGACGTTGTAGGTGAAGCCCGGCACGTTGGGAGTGGTCAGCTGCAGCGCGCCGTTGGCAGCGGGCGTCACCGAGTTGCAGACCGCATAGATCTGGCTCTCGTACTGGTTCTGCGTGTCGGAGCCGGTGATGATGATGAAGTAGGGCACCGCCGACAGCGAGCCGCCGCCGACCGCGACGGGGTTCGACGGCTGCGCGAACCCGGTCCAGGACGGCACGAGGTTGGACTTGCAGAAGCGGATGCCGCCCCACTCGCCGGCCTCGTAGTTGTAGAGGCGGTTGAGGTCCGAATAGGACCACGCGGTGATGACGGTCTGGTTCTCGCGGAAGTCGCTGATCACCAGGGGGTGCATGACGGCCACATAGTGCGGCATCTTGCGGGGGTTATTCGATGCCTTCGCCCCGCCGGCGTCAGCCTCGATCTTCATATCGGTGATCTCGTCGCCCATGAAGCGCGGAGCGCCGAGGGTTTCGAGGATGCCGTTGGCGCGGTTGATCTCGTGCGGGTTGATCACGTCGCCCGCCACCAGCGCGCCGCGGGAGCCGCGGGTGTTGACGTAGTTGATCTGGCCGCCGGCCATCAGGTTGACGAAGGTGTTGCGCTCCATGGTCTCGGCGAGCTGCAGGGCCATCAGCTCGATCGCCTTCTTGAACAGCGGATGCTTGATGGTCATCTCAGCGACGTCGGTGATGGTGATCTTGTCGCCCCACTGCTGGGCCTGCGCCGTGACCTGCTGCAGCGTCATGGTCTGGCCGACCGGCGGGACGCCTTCGGCGAGCGGCGCGAACGGCAGCGGGACACGGTTGTAGCGGCTGGCCGTATAGGTCGTCCCCATGCCTTTGGGCAGGGTGGCCGGATCGCCGAACTGATACACCACCAGCTGCCGCCGGGCGAGGGGCAGCGTCTTCGCCGCGATGTACGTGGTTACGTCACCGCTAAATTGCGAGGCAATGTTCGTCGCCATTACTGCTCTCCAGTGCTATGGCGGCGAACGATCACCGCCTCAAATTTCCATGTCGCCGTATTTGGCCTCGAAAGTGCTGACAGCATCCCCACGCTGCCGCTCGCGCCGAGGAGGAGTGTCGCCGCCACCGTTCGCCGGCCGGGCCTGCTGCTGGCGCCTGCGCTGCGCGGCGGCAGGCCTGCCCTTGCCCTGCTGCTCCAGCACGCGCTCGCCGATGAGATAGGTCGCGATCGTCGCGCGCGGCGGAACGCCCTGTCCTGCCTGCACGAACACGGCGCGACGGCGCTCGACCTCGCTGGACAGCTTCTTGAACAGGGGGTTGGTTGCAGCGATGGCTTCAAAAGACGTCCGATCGCTTTGATCGAGCAACTGATTGGTGAGCATCTGCTGGCGCTGCTCGTGGGCCGCCAGGCGCTCGCTGACAATGACGTCGGCGCGCTCCTCGGGGGACATGAACGCGAGCCGATCGGCGCGCTGCTGGGGGGTCTCGACCGACTGCTGGGCGGGCCGGCGAAGGGCAGTGAGCTCCCCGCGCATCTCGGCGAGCTGCCGGGTGAGCTCAGCCTTCTCCTGGGCTTCCTGCTGGGCGCGCCTGCGAAGCTCGGCGAACTGGCGATCGCCGCGCGACTGGCGCGCTGCGGGCTCTGGTTGCTGATCGTCCTGGCCGCCTGCATCGTCATCCCGATCATCCGGGTCATCCCCGGCGTCTTCATCGGTTTCATTCACCGGATCCTGGACGGTCTCGTCATCATCGAGATTGGGCTCGGGGATGCGCTCGTCTTCCGGCAGTTCGTCGGGCTTCGCCATGGTCGCCTCTCTGGTGGCTTACGGCCATCCGGTCGGTGGTTGCGAGGAACAGGTTACGCCTGTCAAGCGAAATTAAGACAAGGATGGAACATATTGTACGCAAAGTCAATTAGAGGGTTCCTAGTGCTTCAAACCGTCCAGAAGCCCGTTGCCCTCACGGTCATCAGGAAGCACTCGACCACGCTCCTCAATCGCCCCTTCGGCCCTGGAAGCCTTGATCAGCTGGGTCAGCCTGCTGTTGAGCTCGACATGCACGGCCTTGATACGCAGCAGCGCCACTGCTGAAAGCAACAAGCCACAGGCGCCGATCAGCGTATTGAGCAGCACCGCATTTTCCCTGATCCAATTCATGTCCCCCTCCCCTGCCGCGCAAGCGCCAAACCATCGGATCAATATTCGCGGTCGACGGTCGACGCTTCACGATCCTGGACATAGCCCCGCCCGCGCCTGAGATCTTCGACACGCTGCTCGAGCATGGTCATCCGCCGGCTGGACTCGGTGATGCGTTCGTCCTGCACGGCCTGCTTGGTCACGACCTGCGAGAGGGTGGACAGCTCTTTCTGCATGCTCGCCATTTCCTTCTGGAAGGACTTGAGGGTGGCGTCGTTGCGGATCACCATGACGAAGCCACCTGTCAGGAAAATGGCGGTTTGTACCCCGATTTCGATCAGCGATACATATTCACCCATGGCCCTCTGTCACCAGCGTGCGAGCATTCTTCTGCGCAAACGCGACACGTGACATCCAGCCCTTGTCAAACTTCCGGTCCACCGGTCGACGGATTTCGATGCCCTTATAGTAGTGGATACGAAATTCGGACATTTTATCAATCAGATCAAGGGGCTTGGCGTGCGAGAGCGCCTCGCTGGTTATAACGCCGATGTGGCCATCAAGGTCCGTACCTGCGAACCCGAGACCGACCTGCAGCATGATTGCGGCCTCGTGCGGACCCGTGTTCACGGCTTCGTCGAAGAAGACGTAGTCGATTCCAGGAGGCAGGATCGGGCCGTAGGGCATCCAGTAAGAGCGATGGTAGATGTCGTCGACGACGCCGTCCGCGGCCTTCCAGACATCACCTTTCGGTAGTCCCGCCATTCGGCAATAAGCGTCATACTCGCGCTGAGTAATGCCACGAGAAGTGCGACCGCCGCGATCATCAGGATCATCGTCATTGCCGCCCTCCGAGACGCGAACCCAGGCCAGAGACTGCTTGAAGTTGGCTTCCATGACGAACCCCTATTGATAGCTGACAGAAATCACCTGCCCCGATCCCGGAGTAATTACCAGCCCGTTTAAAAAGGGCATCGGTACGTAGTACACGCCGACAGTAGCCGGGATGGTGAACATCAAATTTGACGCTGCAACGCCGCCTGTCGTCGCCGAGTCATTAGCGCTTCCTGCCGTCGATGCCGCGGCCGTAACGGTGATCGCGATCAGGTTGCCGGACGCGGGCTTGATGACCGTCGCCGAGGACGAGATGTTGAGCTTCGACGTCATGTTGCAGCAGCGCCAGATGTCATCCGCACGCGCCGGCAGGCTGCAAAGCAGCAGCGCGAGAAGTGCAAAAAGCTTTTTCATGATCATCTCCTTGGCGCCGCCGCCGGGTCCTGCATCTGATCCTTGTGGATGGCGCCGGCCGGCTGCTGCCCCCCGCGAGGCGGCATCGGCTGCGCGCCCGGCCGCGGCGAGCTCGCAGCTCCCGGCTGCCCCCCGCCCCCCGGTGAGCCCTGCATGCCCGCGAGCGAGGCCGCCGCCATCTGCATCTTCTTGTTCATCTGCATGCGGTGACGAAGCAGGTGCTGCCGCACCGAGCCGTGCGGATCGCCCTGCACCATCGCCTTCAGATGGATCTTCATGTGCTCCTGGTCTTCATCCAGTTCGTGAACCGGCAGGTCCAAGCCCTCGACAAGATACTCGTTCTCCTGCTCGGCCGGCAAGGTCAGCTGGTCCTTCAAGTTGGTGAACACCTCCGGCGTCAGCCGGGCGCCGAACGCGCTCTCGACCAGCTGCAGGATGAAGGGCACCATGTTGAGCTTGTAGCCCTGGTAGGAGTCCGGCGGCAGGCCCTTGATGACGTTGATGGCCGACACCTGGATCTGCTGCTGCTGCGCCGATCGCGCGGCCTCCACGCCCCACCACCGGAACTCGTAGCGGCGGCTGTTCTCCAGGATCGGCACATCGACCATCTGGGCGCGCAGCCCCATCTGGCCGAACTGTTTGATGGTGATCGGCTTGTCGCGGAACTGATAGTCGAGATCGACGAACCAGCGCAGCAGCGGCGTCAGGATCTCGTCTTCGACGTTGGTCGACACGTCGGCGGTCGAGAGCACGTCGACCTGCTGCTCCAGCGCGATCTCCGCCTGGTTGCGCTTGCCGCCCTTGGACCCGCTCGACTGCGGCATCATCGCCGGGCTGACCGACAGGATCTGAAAAATCTCGGTCTTGATCTGCGCGATGATGGTCAGCGCGTCCTTCCACAACGCAGGGAACTGCGCGAACTTGGTGTCGTTGGGGTTGGTCTCCCAGATCGCCGCGAGGTTCAGCACCATGCTGCCAACCCTCGGGTTTTTCACAGGATCGGTCATCACGATCGGCATCAGCGCGTAGGCTGCGGAGTCCATGCCTTCATTAAAAGTGTCGTTCGCCGAATACTGCAGGTCAGCCACCGGCTTGACCTGTGAACGGCCCTTGAAGACGTTGCTGATCTTCTTGGCCGGCGCCGACAGGATCGGACACTTGTCGTTCCAATAGGGGTTGCGCTTGACGCTCGCGACCATCTCCTCGGTCGTCGTGCCGCTGCTCTTGGTGCCCGCATAATAGATGCGACAGAGCCTGCGGTTGCCATCGACCTTCAGGATGGTCCAGGTCTCATAGAGATGGAGTTCCTTGCCGCCACCCGAGCCCGTGGTGATGCCGGCCGCGTCGACATGCTGCTTGTTCAGGCTGGGCGCGCCCGGATCTTCCTTGCCGGCGCCAAACAGCGTCTCGAGCTCCTCGCCGACGTCCTTGTCGATCTCTCCGTCATCGATCGCTTTCTCGAGGCGCGCCTTGCTCCAACGACGAATAACAGTCGCTGAACCTCCCTTCGCAAGTGCCTCTCCGACGCTGTTCGCCGTGTGGGGAAGCACGCAAACATCAGCGTCGGCCAATACCTCAACCACCGGAGACATGTGGAACGTCTCGACTTCCTCGACGTCATAGTCTTCGTCATCAGCGGTCGGGTCATCCACTTCCTCCGGTTCGTCGCCCTCCTCGCCGCCGATCTCGATCTTGGGTTTGGTGCGGTACACGACGTAGCGCGACGAGTTCTCCCAGCTGACATAGAGATTGTACTGCCCCTCGACGTCGCCGTTGCGCATCAGCGCCGGCATCACCTGGGTGCGCAGCCGCGCCTTGCGGATGTAATGCTCCAGCAGGGCCATGATGTCGAACGGCTTCTCGTCGGACGAGATGCAGTCGACCGAGCGCTGCGAGCGCGGAAAAATCTGGTTGACGAAGCGGGTGATGCGCGCCTCGATCGCCTGCCACACGATCGGCAGGTAGACCATCGAATTGCCGGAATAGGCCTGCCGTGGGCTCGGAACCAGGTCGTAGATGTCCCAATAGTCCTTCTGGTCGTTGCCGCGGTCCCACTGCTGCTCGAACCCCTTGGTGATATCCTTCATCAAATCAATGACTTTTTCGCGTATCTTAACGTCGTTGCAGAGCTCGTCGTCGCGCTCCCGCGCAGCCTCCTTGCGCTCCTCCTGCTCGGCGCGCTCGGCAGCGTCGTCCTCCGTGTCATTACTCTCCGGAGTCATGCCGTCCTGCGGCGCGGCGGAGCCCGGCGGCTGATCGCCCCCCTGCACGACCTTGAGGCTAGGCTTCCGTGATCTTGATCTCTTGGCCACCAGCATGTACCGTCGGTTTGGCCGACAGGTACTTCCTGCCGGTAACGGGGTCGATACTGTAGTTTCGCACGTCCGTGCCATCCCCCGCAAGCCCGGCCGCCTGGACGGCGACGAAGGCTTCCAGGCCCTCCATCAACGTCTTGTAGGGTCCGTCGTCGGCGGTACCCACGAGGTCGGACACCTGCCCGCTTTTGGGCAGGCTGCGCGCGTAGCCTCCCGAGAACGCGTTCAGGGTCCATCGCGCCTTCGGCGAGACCTGCAACGCCGGCGCGCCATGCGCCAGGGCGTCGATCTTTTTCCTGAGTTCCTCGCGGCCGAGCACGGGATCGCCCGCGGTGCGCAGCGTGACGTTCAACCGCCGGCAGGCGGCTCGCAGTCCGATGGTGTCGTAGGCCGCCCAGTGCTGGGAGCCAGCGAATATGGCAGGCTTGCCGTTGGATAATAGACCTGTCTCCGCGAGGATGTCCTGGAGTGTGTTGCCGGGATCGCCCTCAAGAACCCAGTCCATGCACACACGTATCCCCGAACCCGAAACCTGCACCAGCACGCCCGTGGTGTACTGTCGTGTCGCCCCGAGTACCAGGTAAGAGCCCGTCGATCGAACCGGTAGAAGATCCTCTTTGACGTTCCGCTGTGAAAAATTCTCATAGATCGGCAACCCCGGTCGCATGCGCAGCGCGTAGGCCAGCGCGTTGGGAACGTCAATCCTGCCGGTCGGGAAGCTCAACAGCTGCTGCCTCAAGATCGGCAAGTCCTTGGCAAAGATCACCTCCCCACTGTTGAAGTATGGCTGCAACGACTTGATGAAGGAGAGCTTCCCCGTCGGCGCCTGCATAGCCCGAAGCGGCAATATCTCGTGGCGTCGGACCATCTCCGTCCGCAACGGCTGCATGATGAACTCCTCGAGTCCGGTCTTCTCGATGCCGATCTCGATGGGATTGTAGGTCGATGATGTCGCAAACATGTCCTCGATGATCTCGCTCGGCATCCATAGCTGTCCGTCTCCCTCCCACGCGATCAGTTTTGTCCCAACCCACGAGAACACCACCTTGCCGGTGTGCGCGCTCTTGACGCCCACGCTCCGCGCCGGATCGTACATCGCCCAGGTCGGGTGCCATGTCCTCACCATCGCCTCGACCTTGATATTCGTCGAGGCGAACGTGCGCGCCGAGGGGTCCATCGCCTCGCCCATGTACTCCTGCTGATACTCGTTGGCCCGGCCGGCCTCCTCGAACTCGGTCTTGATCTTGTCGATCTCGGTCAAGGGGAATTTGTCCGGCCACAGCGGCGCGCGGGCGCCGTCGAGCGCGACGGACTCGATCGGATACTTCTTGACCACCCATCCGCTGCGCTTGGAGAGCCGCACCACGAGGCAGTCCGGGTCCAGCATGTTGAGCAGCGCCCGCACCGGACAGCCATGCGACGCCATCGCAGGGATGACGACGCGGACGATGTAGGTCTCGGTCGCATCGCGGAACTCGACCTTGGCGACGTTCTCCTCGTTCTCGATGTCGTCGATCAGCACGAAGTCGGGGCGGTGCTCGAGGTGCTTGGTGCCGCGCAGCGACTGCCCTCGCCCCTTGGCCTGGATCACCACCCCGTTGGACAGCTCGGCGAAGGTCTCGTGCCACTTGGCTCCGACCATCGGACCGAACAGCGCCTCGATGTGCTCGTTGTACTCGAACTCGAACTTGATGGCCGCCAGCCGCTCCGCGGCGCGCTCCTCGCTCTCGCCGATCAGCAGCATGTTGTGATGCCGCCGATAGAGACCCTTGATGATGATCGCCTCCTCGGCCCGCGTGGTCTTGGCCGCGTTGCGGAACGCCCAGTGCGCGATGCGCGGCGCCTCCGAGTGCAGCTCGTCGATCATGTCATAGTGGAACGGCGGCGTCGCGTTGGCATGCCGGTGCCCGAACAGCGCCTCATGCGCCAGCCGGTTGTCCAGCCCCAGGCGATAGATCAGCGCTTCCTGCTCGGACTCGGGCTTAATCATGCAACAGCCGCTTGGCACGATCCACCATCCAATTGAGGCGCTCGAGGGTGGTGTCACGTTCGTGCATGATCCATATACCTTCCTCATCTTCCACGATAACGAGCAGCGTCTTGACGCCCTCCAGCTTCTGCAATGTGCCGATCAGCATCTCGCGCGTCGGCATGCGTTGCGGAACACGAAGCAGCTTCAATTTGTCCCGATCGGGTGCCGTCATGACCTGACCGGTCTGATGCCCATGTTCTCGAACTGCTTCCTGATCAGCAGCCACTGCACGCCACTCAGCTCCTCGCGCGCGGTCAGCGTCGTGTGGGGATAGGCGACACGATCGGCGGCGGGCGGGCGCCACTCCAGCACCATGCCGCCCTCGATCGTGTCGTGCAGCTGCCACATGTCAGTACCTTCCCCTGATGTTGGAGCCGTAGTAGCTGCCCGCCGACGACGCCGTGCAGAAGCGGTCCCACTCCGCCTCGGGCACCATCTCGTGCGTGTAGGTCTTGCCCGACGTGAACGTCACCTGCATGACCTGCGTGTCGGTGTCGTAGGTCGCGTCCGCGATCGCGGTGGAGTTGAAGGCGTGGGTCAGAAGGGGCATGTCGACATCTCGTTCATTGAACCGGTTTAACGAGGCGTGCCATCCGGCTGCCTGGTAATCGCCACGTTTGCCCACATGGCGTTCGATCGGTGGTTGCGCATCACGAAGGTCTTGTCCGGACCCTCGGGCAGCACTTCGTCCAGGACTTCAGCGTACTGCTTCGCTGCCGAGCGCACGCGTGCCATGGCGGCGACCTGCGGGTCGGTTGGTTTCAGGTACTCGAAGGTCGAGGGGTGCAAGGACATGTGGTCTCCAATCCGGTTGTTGCGTCCGCCCAGAGATGGGGGCAAGATCACGCGGGTGTCAAGACAGGAGGGCTGACCCATGGACGTGTGGAGCGTGCGACCACAGAGCGTTCACGTGCGTGGAGGCATCGAGCTGGAGTTTTTACGCGGGGTCCGGGAGGGGGCGCCGGGGCGGAGCGCCATCTCCATCATCGTCGACGGGCGCCACCACCGGGTGCACTTTGACATCAACGGCTGGGCCTCGCGGATCGAGACACTGCCCTTGCCCGCGGCGCGAGAGCCTGCTAGGGAGTGAGGACTAACCCCCCTTGGACTCCACCCCGCCCCCGGCGTCA